TTAATGGTTATTGGTTGTTGGTTATTGGTTGGTTGAACGTCCGTTGAACGGGAGTTGCTCCGGCGTTCAGCAGATGCTTTACCAGCCCTAGACGCCTGTTCAATTTTTCCTTTGAAATGAGCAATTTCCTTATCAGCGCGGATGTTTATCCAGCCATCTTCAGTCAGCTTAAAGAACTCCTGAAGCACCTCATGTACATCTGCCTCATGTTCTTTTAGACCGATCTGCCGTGCAACAACCGCTATACCGCTGTTCAACGGGCGTTCGCTTAGATAGTAAGCATCAAGCAAGCGCCTGTAAGCAATGTCTTCAATGGGTGAAAGATGCCTTGTGTGGCTTACATAGTCACCAATGTTGAATTGGTAGTAGTGCATTAAAAATCCTCGCAAACCTCCTGAAAGAAACAATCGGCAGGCGGGAGGTACGCTTTTCGGGTGGGAGATCAAGCCCAACCTAGCCGTGTTTCAAAAAAATTATAGTCGATCAAACCATTCTGTCTTCGTCTGCAAAAATTGCCGAACCCCGCCTAACGTTGCAACTGCGGCACACAGGAACAACATCAAGAGGCTTGTTGTAATCACGATGGTCATAGCACTTTGCCGGTTCACCGCAATCAATACAAAAAAGCGTTTTCACAGGCACAAGGATGCCTTTTTTAACAGCCTTTTGAACTGCACTTATGGCTTTTGATGCGCCAGTTTTTTTGCTTTTATTGTTCGCACAAGGAAAGCAGAACTTAGCTGTTGGATATCTGTCAACAATATTTGCGTTGCAAGAATTACACACATTTATCATTTTTTTCCAATCTTTTTCAAAAAAATCTTTGGATACGCTAGCTTGACTGAAGGAGGAATTCCCCTTGTAAGCCAATTGTGAACTCGTTGAAGAGAGCTAAATCCCAGCCGCCTGGCAAGGGCAGCAGGCCCACCAAGAAGAGCAATTAAGTCTCTGTCAGATTGAAGTTGATGTTCTTTGTTCATGGTTGCATCTTAGCAACAATTTGCAAAAAGTCAACACCCTGTTAATTTATTTTCAACAAGTTGTTGACTGCCGCATTGTTTCTTTGTTATAGTTCACTCATGCCCCAACAATTCGTAGGGGTCTTTTTAGGAGATAGCATGAACATTCATTTTGACGAAATCATTGAAGGCTTTCACTTCACCGGCATGGCTGAACTAGAGCCTGCTGAACCAGCCACAGACATCGACCCCGCTTGGCCCGCCATCGTTACAGTCTTTGCACTGCACATTGATGGCTCACACAAAGACTGCCTCGAGATCATCAACCCCGCCATTGTCCAACGCATCGAGAAAATGATTGCGGAGGATGTATGACAGTGCTTGAAAACTTTGCCCAGCTTGCAGCTTCACATAGCACCAACTACGCAGACCGCCTTGCCCTGCACATAAAACTGCTTGAGGCACATATCCAAAGCCAAGATGCACTGCTGGAGACATTCCAGCAAGAACTTGACCAAATTCTTATCGAACTTACACAGGAGCAATCATGAAACAAATCGCCACCGCATTAGTCAAGGCTCAAAAAGCCTTTGGCCCTGCCCTCAAGACCAGCACCAACCCGCACTTTCGTAGCCGTTACGCAGACCTCTCAGCTTGTGTTGAGGCTGTCATTGAAGGCTTGAACGGGGCTGGCATTGCCCTGATTCAGCGCACCAGTGAAGACTTGACAGGGGTCACTGTTGAAACTGTCTTTATCCACGAATCAGGCGAAATGCTGGAATGTGGCAAGCTGCATGTCCCTGCATCGAAGCAAGACCCACAGGGGTACGGCAGCGCCCTGACATACGCGAGGCGCTATTCCCTGATGGCAGCTTGCGGCATCGCACCAGAAGACGATGACGGAAATGCAGCAACCCGCAAAACAGCACCAGCAGTGCCAACGCCCGACATCACTGACCACTTGCTAGCGATTGAAGGCAGCGGCAACGCAGACCAACTAAAAGAAGTTTACAAAGACGCTTTCGATGCCTGTGAAGGCAATCAGGTACTTCAGGCCAAAGTCATTGCAGCAAAGAAGGCACGAATTGAGCGTGCTAAACAGGAGAAAACAACATGAGCGAAGAACAAGGCACAGAATCTTGGTTTGCTGACAGGCTGGGCAAAGTCACCGCCAGCCGTATTGCTGATGTGCTTGCCAAGACCAAAACTGGGTACAGCGCCAGCCGCACTAATTACATGACCCAACTGGTGCTGGAGCGAATCACTCAGACCCGCGCTGAGTCTTACAGCAATGCGGCAATGGCCTGGGGCACTGAGCAAGAACCCTTTGCCAGAGCCTCATACGAAGCGCACACGGGACAGATGGTTGAAGAGGTAGGGTTTATACCTCACCCCGACATTGAAGCCTCTGGAGCCTCGCCTGATGGCTTGGTGGGTGATGATGGAATGGTGGAGATCAAATGCCCATCATCAAGCACTGCCCTTGAGGTTTGGCTTTCTTTTTCTCAAGGCGCAAACCCTGTTGACCCAAAATATTACGCCCAGATGCAGTGGCAGATGCGCTGCGCTAATCGGGCTTGGACAGACTATGTTGTATTCGACCCCAGAATGCCAGCCAAAGCGCAGTTGTTTATTTACCGAGTTGAGCGCAATGCTGACTGGCTCAAGATCACCGAAGAAGAAGTCCTGAAGTTTTTGGCAGAAGTAGATGCCAAAGTAGCCGCCCTTAAATCAATCATTGGAGAGTAAAAGTGTCAAATATTTTGAATGACATCTGCGTCATTGTCGGCAAATACAAACTTGCTAATGGTGATGAAAAATTGCGCTATCAAAAGATTGGCTCAGTTATTAAAACTGCAAAAGGCCCAATGGTAAAAATGGACTCAATCCCACTTGTTGAGGGTGGCTGGTCTGGTTGGGCATATTTGTTTGAACACAATGAGCAAACCGGCAACTTCAGTAAATCATCAAACAAAGTAGCGCAACCGTCAGGGTTTGACGATCTTGACGACACCGCTTTTTAAGGAACTAACATGAACGCAGCCAGCATTGAAAAAAGCGACCGCTTAAATCGTGTGCTTAATTTGCTGTCTCGAGGTGGCGAGTTCACCACCTTGGACATCATCCAGTCAGCAAATGTTTGTGCGGTTAATAGCATCATTGCCGAACTAAGGCAAAACGGTTTAGACATCAACTGCCAACGAAGAGGCGATGAGTGGTTTTACAAATTGGAGACAAAATGAAATACACCTACTATCCACGCAGCCACACTGAGTCACTGGTTTGCCGCGCAGTGATGAGCATCATTGGCGCAACCCTTTTAGTCATCGCAGGGGTCATTCTTATGCTGGCGTACTTTGATCTGCTGGTGAAATGATGTTTAAATACATGTGGACCGAATTTCGGTCAACCCTCAAGATGCTGCCGCCAGCACAAACTGCCGCGCATGAATTGCTTCACGCAGAACATGATTTGCTACGGGCAGAGGCTGGGGTGGAATACGCGCAAGCAATGGTTGTTTGCCAGAAACAGCGTATCAAGCGCTTGAAGGCGTATCTGGGCAAGACTGAGGAGGTAGCATGAACGAAGAAACCCGCAAGGTTAAGCCGTATCCAGAAGTACACGCCGACATCGAACCAGTGCCTGACACATGGCACAAGATTGGCGCGTGGTTTCTGTTATTTATTTTTGCAGTGCTGGCAGTGATTTGTTTGCTCCTGTTCTTCACCGGCCTTTACATGTGGAGTCTGCTGATATGACTAAAGAAAACCCAATAACCCAAAGCATCGACTGGCTGGTGTTCATGGATGCTGTGGAACGGGCTTTGAAGGAGAAAAATTCATGACACCGCTAATCAAAGAAATGGTGGGCTACATAGCGGAGGCCGAAACCTTCATGTGGTTTGACATTGGCAAGCTGCCAACGGAAGAAGTTCGGTTCTTAGTTGACGGCGAAACACTCACCCACATCCCATTCCATAAAGTGATTGTCTGCTGCATCGACTCCGATAACGACAGGTGCATGTTGACATTGATTGGCAGCAACGGGTCGGTAGCTGCGGCTGGTTTTGTTTTGTACCCAACCTCGTATGAGATGGTTAACGCCTTTGCTTACATGGATACGCCCGAAGGCTTGCGCTTGCTGCCAGCAATTGAAGGTGACACACCACCACGCCGCGAAGAATGCTTCTCGGTTCTCTGCACTATCAAGCACTTTCTCGACCTGTTAGGCCAGAAGGCAGTAGAAGCCTACCAGCCACGATCAAAGCGCAGCCTCATCAATGACAAGCGCAAAGCCAAAGGCAAATCACCATTGTTGTACGACTGGCACACCGTGGTAATCGAATCGCCTAAGCCGCACTCAGAGTCTTGCGGCGGTACACACGCAAGCCCACGCAGACATCAAGCGCGAGGCCACTGGAGAACTTACAAGTCTGGCAAACGTGGGTGGGTCAAAGAGTGCTGGCGCGGTGACGCCAGCAAAGGGTCGGTATTTAAAGACTATCAACTTAAGGAGAAAAACGCATGACAATACAGCTTGCAGCCGAAGATGGGGATTTTTACGGATTGCCCTATGAGTCGGCAAGTGCGTCCAAAGTCGGCGGCAATGACTTGACTGCTGGAGAGACAGCACCTTTTCGCACTGTTAAACAAAAGGTCGAGTCCCAGCTCGATCAATGATTAGTGCCTGACGGCGTGGGGATGGGCTGATGCTTATGTGCGTCCATGCGTCAAACTCGCGGATAATCTGATCGTACGCTAGATCAGAAGCCACCAAAGCCCTCACCACAGCGTCCGGTGTCATGCTTGGCACTTTGAAGTCAGCCGCATAGCCTAAACGGTGCTGGCTCGAGTCTTTTGAACCAACAGAATCATTCACGGCCTTAGACCGGAAGGCAGAATTTATCATAATTGGCTTGCCGTCCAGCGCCGTCTTGACTTGCTCTAAGAACTCAGCAAGCAGCACCAAGTTTGCCATCTCAGTATCATTGGGCGTATTGTCAAATTGACGGTGGCTGGTGGTGGTCAGCTCTGCAAGGGTGAAGTGTTCGCTAAGGTTCATTTGTTGCCTTATTTGATTGCAGGGGCTTTTGAGAGCAAATCTGTCTTAGCTTGTGAGCCAGCAGATGAGCCAAAATAATAAGCAATTATTCCTGTCCAAGCGGTGGACAAACTGCCCAGCATCATCAGGATTGTTGGGTTGCTGCCGTCAACCTTGCCGAACAGCATCATTCCCAAAATGCCAAAAAAACCAACAGTGATGATTGCAGCTAAGGCTGGTGGAACGAATGATCGTGTCGCGGCTTGCATTTCACGCGCAGACTTGCGGTCTTCAACAGTTAACTTTTCAAAGTTAAGGCCAAGCTCCTGCGCTTGTTTTTGCAGCTCGATTTCTGCAAGTTTGACTTGAGAAATTTGCTCTGCCGTCAGTTTGTTGCTAGAAATTAAATCGCCAACTTTGTCGGGGTCAACGCCAATAGCTTTTGAAATGGCAGACACAGCCATCCCTGCCAATGGTCCACCCATAGCCGTTGCGATTGTAGGCGCGATTTGTTTAAGCCAATCCATTACTGTTTACTCCTTGAAAGCATGGTTGCTGCAATTTGTAGCATGGCGCGGGTGCTGTCCATGTCCTCTGGCTGGGTAGCCCAGCCGACTGTGATCTGACCCACAAACCTGCCCGCCTCTGGTGGAACACTAATTCGGCATGTGTAAGCAACTCCTCTGGCAATATACCAAAGCCCCATTTCGCTTTGTGCTGAACGATATTCTCCGCATGGAATTTCGTTTGCCATCAGCTTGACTACATCAGCATTGTTGGCTGCGTTCTGGGTGAACAGACCTACATCCAACCCGTCATTTGTTTTGTCTCTGCCGTTCTTGCCGTATGCGCGGTACAGAACCCTTGTGCCGAACATGCTGTTGACCTTGAAGATCGCCACAACCAGCGCACCGGACTGCTTGAACAGATGGGCAGCAGCGTCCTCGACTCGATCTTCAGCAATGCTTGGAATCTTTTTAGACTCTTTGTAAGCGCCAATTAAAAGTTCTTGGTTTGTATAGACAAAATACCCTGCAAAAGTTAGCACTGCCATCAGCACCATTGCAAACAACCTGAAAGGGCTGGACACATACGCCAGCACCTTGTCAACTAAGCTAAGTTGTTCGGCGCTCATGTTTGCTGCCCAAGAATGCCCAAGGTGAAATAAATAATAGCGCCGACTAAGATTAAAAAGACACTTGCCATCAGCACAAGCTCAATGACTTCATTCATCTCTTTCTTGTGCTTTGCCGCAGCCTCTCGCTCACGCCTAGCATCATGGGCAGACTCGATATCCATCGCCGCTGCTCTAGACTTTATTTTATTCCAGGTGTCTATACGGCCCGATTGCATAAACAGGAGCTGGAGCTGGTCTTCAAACCTCTTGCTTTCATCCAAAAC